ATCTACAATGACAAGGTTATCAGGGTTCTGGTACAAGAAAGCTTCAGCAGCATCTGTACCGCGAGGCGTAGAAAAAGCTTCGACGTTCATCACAAACATTTTGACCCCGTTGTATTTCTCTACAATAAAATCCTTTAGCTCTTTTTCTTTCTTCATGCCCTTGCTCGGCGTCCAACGAATCACCTTACGGTTTATACGGTCTGGTAGATGAACAGGTATCTCGTTCTTTACCCAGTTATCATAGACGCCTTTTGGCGCGATAACCAACGCACTGTTGATCTTACCCGCCTCGAAAAGACAGGCCATTGTATCAAGAGCCACCTTGGTTTTACCGGTGCCCATTTCCATGAACAACGCATAGTATTCCGCGGCCCACGACTCTTGGAGAGCGTGTCTCTGGTGGTCATATGGTTCCGTCTTAAACTCAAACCCGTGCATTTCTTGCCCCCTAAAAAAAACTTCTTGACTTAGGTTGGTTATAAGATCATATACATATTTGTCAAGACCCGAACGGTGTCTTTAAAAACGAAGGAGAAACGCGATGAGCGATAATATACTAAAGATGATGGAACAGGACTCAGGTCAAACTGGTTCATCGGTGGACAAATTGGATCAAGAGGGGCTTACATCTGTAGCCGCATTGGCCCGACAAATCCGAGACGAAGAGCTTTACATTAACGATCTTGAGACAGACCTCAAGGCATCTAAGAAGAAGCTTCAAAAACTTACTGATGACGAAATGCCTGCCATGCTTGCAGAAATAGGCATTTCTTCTTTTGCCCTAGACGACGGCTCGACCGTTGAGGTCAAAGCAACCTACGGGGCTTCTATCCTCGTAGATAATCGCCCTCAAGCATACGAATGGTTACGCGAGAACGGCTACGACGACATTATAAAGAATACTGTCGAGTGCCAGTTTGGACGTGGCGAGGACGATCAAGCAAACGCTTTTGCGGCTTTTGCTCAACAACAGGGCTACGTTCCTGAACAAAAAACAGCCGTTCACCCTCAGACACTCAAAGCTTTTGTAAAAGAGCGTGTTGAAGAAGGTGACGACTTTCCGATGGATTTATTTGGTGCGTTCGTAGGGCAACGCGCAATCATTAAGCGAGGTAAATAAGATGAATAAAGCAGTAGCAAAAACCAATAAAACAGAAGTGGCAACTTTTGACATTTCAATGTTTGAGGACGACGCCGGTAGAGGCATGGAGAATTTGGGAACAGAAGACTTAGCTCTTCCTTTTCTCAAGGTTCTGTCAGGTAATGCACCTGAGTTGGATACTCATGAAACGGCTCGTAAGGGTGACATTTACAACAGTGTTACCGGAGTTGCCTATAAGGGTAAGGAAGGTGTGAAAGTTATACCTTGCGCTTACCAACGTAGGTTTATTCAGTGGGCTCCAAGAGGCGAAGGATCAGGCGGTCCCGTGGCGATATATGAGCCGGGTCAACCACGTCCAGAAACCAACCGGGATTTTGACAAGAACGGGGACAACAAGGATTGGTTGACTGACGGTTCTGGTCATTACATTGAAGAAACAGCACAGCACTTTGTTTTACTAATAAACGAAGACGGTGCTATCGAAACGGCTCTTATTGCAATGAAGTCTACGCAGCTTAAAAAGTCGCGTAAATGGAACAGCATGATGATGTCTAGGTCAGTTAAAGGCGCTAATGGTCCCTTTAATCCACCCCGTTGGTCACATGTTTACAACATGAAAACAGTGGCTGAAGGTAATTCTAAAGGTGATTGGCATGGTTGGGAAATGTCAGTAGACGGCCCTGTTACAGACGCGGGCATATATAGCCGCGGTAAATCATTTGCGGAAAGTATCTCCGCGGGTGAGGTTGTAGTCAAACATACGGAAGAAGAAGGTAAATCTGTCGATAAAGACGAAATACCGTTTTAAGTCGTCAACGTGGCGGGGTCTAGGCTCCGCCACTCCTTTTTCCGTAGGGGGCATTCATGTCAATTAAAAAGTTTATGGCTATCTTTGATGGCCTCAAAGAAGCTCATGGTTACTTCAAGATAGAGTCTACGGGCGCTAACGGTAAGGCCAAAGGTAAAGCGGGCGTACTAAAGGCACCGCGGACCACGAAGCTTTGGGAAAGTCATTTAAAAGGTGGTGGCACTGGTCTCGGGATTATACCAATTAACGAGGACAATCAGTGCGTCTGGGGATGTATCGACATTGACCAGTACCCGTTAGATCACAAGTTATTAGTTGAAAAGATACGTCGGTTAAAACTTCCTCTGGTTGTTTGCCGGTCAAAGTCTGGTGGAGCGCATTGCTTCCTGTTCTCGAAAGATTGGGTTGAAGCAAAGGACATGCAGAAGTCTCTGCAAAATATGTCTGCCGCGCTGGGCTACGGCGAAAGCGAGATATTTCCAAAGCAGATAAAATTACATTTGGATCGTGGGGACGTGGGTAACTTTCTAAACCTACCGTACTACGACCATGAGAACGGCTTGCGGTATGCGTTTCTTGATGACGGTACATCTGCCACGATAGAAGAATTTATAGAACTATACGAAAGATATGTTCAAACCCCAGAAGAAGTCGTTAAGCTACAGGTAATAGGTGGCGGTGAAGCTGACCTTATGAGGGACGCTCCGCCCTGTCTTCAGATACTTTGTAAAGCAAAGATTAGCGAAGGGGGTAGAAATAATGGGTTATTCAACATCGGGGTTTATCTACGAAAAGCCTATCCGGATAGTTGGGAATCTGAAATATTGCGATACAACATGGAGTATTTTTCTCCGCCACTACCACTACCAGAGGTCAACATAGTCGCCAAGCAAGTACAGCGCAAAGACTACGCTTACAAATGCTCCGACGCTCCTATCAACGCACACTGCAACAAAGAGCTATGCCGAACCCGAAAGTTTGGCATTGGAGCCGCAGTGGCAGGGGCTACTATTGCAAATCTACGCAAGTATAACTCAACGCCGCCCGTCTGGTTTATGGACGTTAATGGCGAACCGCTTGAGTTGGACACTGAGGCGCTAATGTCTCAACCTCTGTTTCAGAAAGCTTGCATGGAGCAACTTAACTTCATGCCCCGCTCGGTAGCCAAGAACCAGTGGGAAGGCCGCATTAGTGCGTTGATGAACGAGATGCGCGACAACGAGAGCGCAATCATAGAAGTGGCACAAGATGCAAGCATTAGTGGACAGTTCTACGACTACCTCGAAGAGTTCTGTCGTCACCTACAGCAAGCGCAAGACAAAGAAGAAATCTTGCTCCGCCGCCCTTGGACCGATGAGGAACAAAGCATTACCTATTTCCGTCTTAAAGACTTTGAGAGCTTCCTTAAAAAGAACAAGTTTTTCGAGTATAAAGCACATAAGATGGCACAGAGACTACGCGACATTAACGGTCAGAGTGTAACCTTGAAGATTAAGGGCCGCTCGGTGCGTGTGTGGCAAATCCCGTCGTTTGATAACGTAGACGTAGAAATAGAGCCGCCTAAGTTTGGCTCCCAACAAGAGGCTCCGTTTTAATGCCTGAAAAAAATGCACTCAAGGCTATGCGAAACGCAGAGATAATTCGTATGATTGACGAACACCGCATGACAATGACTGCGGTTGCCAAGTGGTTTGGCATTTCTAAGCAACGAGTTCAGCAAATATACAAAAAAGAAAAGTCCGCAGATGTTTAGGATTTTTGGGCCACCCGGAACAGGGAAGACAACCACCCTGCTAAACATGGTTGACGATGCTTTTGAGAAGGGGGTCCACCCGCACAGAATTGCTTTCCTAGCCTTTACACGCAAGGCCGCCACTGAGGCGCAGGAGCGGGCCGCTGTGCGCTTTAACCTTGATCCGAAGAAAGACCTAGCCTATTTCCGGACCTTGCATTCTCTGGCCCTTACAATGACTGACATACGCCCAGAGCAAGTTATGCAAGAGTCGAACTACCGCGAGTTGAGCAGGGCTATAAACATCCCGTTGGGTGCCGCAAAGAACGCAAACTTTGATGAGGACGTTCCAAGCATGGTGGCGAGTAGTGATCCTATTTTAGGATTAATTAACTTGGCCCGGTTGCGTAAGGTGAGTTTGCGCGAACAGTACAACTACAGCAACGTTGAGGCTGATTGGAACACTATTCAATACGTCGATACATGCTTGAAGCATTACAAAGAAAAGATAGGTCTGTACGACTTTACAGACATGCTGGCTGAGTTTGTAAGACAGTCCGACAAATACTGCCCACAGTTTGATCTGTGTTTTTTAGATGAGGCACAGGATTTAAGTCCGTTACAGTGGGACATAGCTCACATCCTAGATAAGAACTCCGACCGTATGTACGCCGCAGGAGACGATGACCAAGCAATTTACCGCTGGGCCGGGGCCGACGTAGACCAGTTTATCAATCTACCCGGCGGATCAGAGACGCTTTCTAAGTCCTACCGTGTCCCGCAAAGAGTACACAAGCTGGCCGAGAATGTTGTGAAGCGCATACAACGACGGTTTCCAAAGAAATACGAGCCCAAAAGTGAGGCGGGAAACATAACAAGGATCAACTCTGTAAGCTCGCTCGACATGAGTGCGGGCTCTTGGCTCATCCTTTCGCAAGCCGCCTACCAGTTAATCCCCGTGGCATACGACCTAAAGTCCGGTGGCTACCTGTTCAACTATCGCGGCCAACGGTCCATTAGTGAGAAAATATCAGACGCAGTAAACGGTTGGGAACAACTGCGCCGGGGTAAAGAAGTCCCCGGAGAAGCCGTCCGAAAGATTTACAACTTCATGTCCGTCGGTAACCGCGTCCAACGGGGCTTTAAGAAGCTGCCCGGAATAGAAGATCAAGACATGGTTACCTTCGATACACTGTCCGCGGATCACGGCCTTCTGGCTACTAAAGAAATGATCTGGTCCGAGGCAATGGATAAACTGCCAGAAACAGACCGGGCGTATGTCACGTCGCTTTTACGGCGGGGCGAGAAGTTTAACGGGATACCCCGCATTACAGCGTCCACGATCCACGGATCAAAGGGTGGCGAGGCAGATAACGTCGTGTTGTTTACGGACCTAAGTCCTGCGGCGGACGAGGATATGAGGATTAACCCAGACGACATGCACCGTGTGTTTTACGTCGGCGTCACACGGACCAAGCAAAACTTATACATTGTCGATGCAGAAGATATGTCAAGGAGTTATGACTTATGAACGAAAACCTTTCTGAACAACAGCGGTTTGACTTTATTGAAGCTGAGATAGACCGAGCTTATGTTCACGCGGATGACGAGTGGAAGCAAGCATACTATCAAAATGCAGCGAAGTATCTCTCAGAACACAAACTTGTTGAAGGCGGTAAGATTTGTGCTTTTTGCAGATCGCAAGGTATGTCCGACCCCCACCACCATAACGTTTGGGGAGCAATGATGGTGTCTCTAAGAAATTTAGGGTGGGTTGAAAAAGTTGGCATGGTGCGCCCAACAACACGACACACGCATATCAACGAGGTATGTCAGTGGGAAAGTCAATTATTTAAGGGCGAAAAAGCATGAACTGTTGGCACTGTAAAACAGAATTGATCTGGGGCGGGGATCACGACATCGACGATGACGAAGAACATTCTATGGTAACAAATCTGTCTTGCCCTGAATGCGAAAGTTATGTGTTAGTTTATTATCCAAAGGAGAAAGAAAATGAAGAAAATGACATGGGATGAATGGAAAGCGCAAGAAGAAGCCAAGCGCGAAGAATATAAAAAAATGGGCGTCACTGATTTTAATCAGGTTCGCGCACAAAAGATGTGGGATGACCCGTCTGTGCCTGAAGAAAAACTACCCGCCGTTAAATTTACCTACGACAAAGAGTTGGGTGAGATGGTTTTCTGTGGCCACGTCAATCAGGTGGAACACTAATGAAACGTGATGAAGTGTTGGATGCAGCCAAGAAACTAATTAACGGACCAAGAGCAAAAGACTACGGTGATGCCTACGAAAATCACGGGCGTATCGCTGATGGTTGGAACGTCATTATAAACGGGGCCCTTAAAAGTCACGGTTATGTAACCCCGGCCCACGTCACGTTGATGATGGATTGGGTTAAAACAAGTCGTCTGATAGAGACGATAGACCATGAGGACTCATGGATAGATAAAGCCGGATACACCGGACTAGGAGCGGAGTTTGTCGAGCGTGATGCCCGCCCCATAGATAAAATTATTGAGGAAGTAAAAACTAATGGCAAATTTGCAAATGGCTATGTTCGCCCCCAAAAGTGAGTGGGTTCCACCGCTTGAGCTTCCTGACATTACGTCGGCTGGTACGATAGCAATTGACGTTGAAACACGGGACCCGAACCTAAAGAAGAACGGGCCCGGCTGGCCAACAATGGACGGGGAAGTCATTGGATACGCTGTTGCCGTGGACGGGTGGTCTTGCTATCTGCCCACGCGCCACTTCGGTGGTGGTAACTTAGACGAGAAGATAGTTAACAAATGGCTCAAGAAAGTGTTCGAGTGCCCTGCCGATAAGGTAATGCACAACGCCCAGTATGACTTGGGCTGGATTAGAGCGATGGGCTTTGAGATGAAAGGCCGCGTAATTGACACGATGTTGGTTGCCGCCCTGCTTGATGAGAACCGGTTTAGCTACAGCCTCAACGCTTTATGCTACGATCTTCTTAACAAAACAAAATCCGAAAAAGGATTAACCGCCGCGGCTCTTGAGTTTGGGATCGACCCCAAGGCAGAGATGTGGAAGATGCCCGCCATGTATGTGGGGCCCTATGCCGAAGCAGATGCAGAGTTAACTCTGGAGCTTTGGAACTATCTGTCTACACAACTAAGCAAAGAAGACCTTTGGCCCATTGCTAACCTTGAGCTAGGGTTACTTCCCTGCCTTGTTGACATGACATGGCGCGGTGTTCGCGTGGATACCAACCGGGTAGAACGCACAAGAGACGCACTTCTCAAGCGCGAGAAGGCTGTAATGCAGGAAATTAAACGAATTACGGGCACCGACGTAGAAATCTGGGCAGCCCAATCGCTCTCTAAATCGTTTGATAAACTCGACATAGGCTACCCCAAGACAGAAAAAGGCGCACCTAGCTTTACGAAGCTGTTCCTAACCGAACACGAACATCCGCTCGCGAAGCTGGTTGTTCAAGCGCGGAACCTGAACAAGACCTCGGGGACATTTATTAACTCAATTATGAAACACTGCCGCACTGATGGCAGAATACATGGGCACATAAACCAAATCCGTTCCGACGATGGTGGTACAGTTTCGGGCCGCATATCAATGTCCAACCCCAATTTACAACAAATCCCGGCCCGCGACCCAGAACTTGGTCCTATGATCCGGTCTCTGTTTCTCCCAGAAGAAGGCGAACAGTGGGCGGCAATTGACTTCTCGCAACAAGAACCGCGCATCTTGGTGCATTATGCTCACGTTTATGGGCGTAACCGGGGCGTCCCGTTGGATGGAGCCGCAGATTTTGTTCAAGCATACAACGAAGACCCAAGCACTGACTTCCATACGATGGTTGCGGAGATGGCTAACATTCCCAGAAAGCAAGCCAAGACAATTAACCTTGGCATGATGTATGGCATGGGCGTGAATAAGTTGTCCGAACAGCTAGACGTTTCGCTAGAAGAGGCGAAGATACTTGTTAAGCAATACCACGACCGCGTTCCGTTTGTTAAAGGACTGACCCGGGGTGTTATGAACAGGCTGAACGAGAAATCGTCGGCTGGAGCGTTGCGCTCTCTGGCAGGCCGTAAGGCGCGGTTTGAGCTTTGGGAGCCTGATACATTCGCAATGAACAAAGCACTGCCTTACAAGGAAGCTGTGGACGCCTACGGGCCTACTACGAGGCTGAAGCGGGCGTTTACCTACAAAGCCATGAACAGGCTCATCCAAGCGTCTGCCGCTGATATGACAAAGCAGGCAATGGTTAACTTGTACGAGAAGGGTTTCCTACCAATGGTGCAAATCCACGACGAGATTGCAATGTCTGTTAAAAGTATTGACGAGGCCAAAGAAATCGCCCACATTATGGAGACTGCAATACCCCTAGAGGTTCCTAGTAAATGTGACGTTGAAATAGGACCGTCGTGGGGAGAAGCTAAGTAGCTTGGACACTGCTCGCTTAACTGCCCCGCTTCGGCGGGGTATTTTTTTACTTGACTACCTGTTTTTAACTGATATACGGGGTTTGCTACTAGTCTGTTGTGGGTAACTCAAGACGGGTAGACAAAAGACGACGCTCCACCCAGTGTCGTCTTTTTTTATGTCCCACTCTTTTCTTGCAATCTTGTATATTCTCCTATATTATCCTAGATATGCGGAAGCGCATTGGAGATAAAAATGGATACAACACGTTGGAAAAGCATTCTCGTACCAAGAGAAGTGTACGAAGAGATCAAAGAACTATCAAAAAACGAAGGCCGCACGATTGGCGGGCAACTACGACTCGTATTTGATTGGTACAGAGATTCTAAAAAAGGAAGCGCAGATGATAACCAAGGGGACAGGGCAGTTTCACAAAAGATTGGTGGAAAACCGGTGCCCAAAGTGCGCGCAAAAGCTTAAAGTTATTGAAAAAAATGATGAAAAACTCGTCCGGGTATGCGCGATATGCAGCTTAACAATAACCGACGACATAAAAAATGCAGAATATCCCGAAGATGTATGCGATTAAGTATTGCATATCGCATACAGGGGCTTTATAAGAGTTTTCGAGGGTCATGCCTCAAACTCTGTAGTTAAGACAACTATAACCCCTAGCTCGGTTGCCCCCAGCTAGGGGTTTACTTTTTTATAGAGGAGAAAAATATGGAAAAAGTGTTTGTAAACGGTCTCATGGCAAAAAAACCTAGAGAAACTGCGCCCGATTGGATAAAGTGTAACCTAAGTATAAAACGAGAAGACCTCGCAACGTGGCTCGCGGGCCAAAAAGGCGATTGGATTAACGTTCAAGTATGTGAGAGTAAAAACGGGGATAAATGGTACGCAGAGGTGGATACATGGGAACCCAAGAAGACGAACTCTTTTTAGAAGAAACGTTACAGAGGCACAAAGAAGATTTTTTCCATGCTATAGAATGTACTATGGAACTTCTGAAAGAGTTTGATGAAATGGGTTTAAACAAAGGAGCCGCTATCGGTGGCTCCCTTACTCACCTGATTGCACACCTCATAGAAATATCTCCCAACCCGGCTACAGCGATGGGCCTGCTATCGTCCTGCATGACAAATGCCGCCGTCAACATGAGCCACGTCTCCGAAAATCATCCGGGCAGTGACGAAATACATTAGGTTGACTTAATCCCATAATGTCCTATACTTCTCCCACGTTTTAACTAAAGGAGAACGACATGATGTTAATAGACATTAACGAAGTTTGTGAGATAGCCAAACTTTCTAAATCAACCGTGTATAAAAAAGTAAAAGACGGAACCTTCCCGGAAATCAAAAAAGCACCGAGCCCCAGTTCCCGCGGTCCACGGCTCGTAAACCGTTGGGACAAATCAAAAGTAATTGCTTGGGCATTTGATGAAGACGAAATAAGGGGCAAGCTTATCTCATCAGAAGACGACATTCCTGATGGGCCCTACAACGCGCCATATGGTGACGCTTTCCTAGAAGAGGCCCGCAAAGGTGAGTACGCCGGGTTTATGGATTGGTATGACGAACCCCCCAAGTGGTGGCGTAAATATTCTCCGCATATATTCACTATCGTGCTGATAGTGGTTGTCGCAGCCATCATTAAGTTTGTTGTACTATAATGGCAAAATGGACACTAGATAAGACGGCAGAACAAAAATATGCCGAAATCCTTACTCTGAAAAGTAAGAACTCAAAGCAACGCGCCGAAATTGCAAGGCTGACCGTTGCACTTGAAAGAGTAACAAAAGAAAAGTTATCTCTTCTCACAGACATAAAATGGATGAGAGGAGAAAATGACAAATCACCACCTGAAAAGAAAACTTGATAACCTATACAAATGGATCGACGCAATGGAAGACAACGACACAACAATGAAATGTCCAGATTGTGACGGCGACGGTTTGGAAACAGTCGAAGTGTTTAAACCACAAAGCCCCGGCAGAGATGTCGGGGAGCCTTACGAAGAACTAAGGCACTGCGAAAGATGCGACGGATCAGGAAGCATAGAAGAGTAATACCCGGAGTTTGTTATGTTAGCAGGAATGTGCCTTGCCCTCGCATTGTACCATGAGGCAAGAGGAGAACCCCAACTAGGACAACTCCTAGTGGCAAAGGTTATCGTTGGACGCATGGAATCCAAAAGGTTTCCGTCAGAAATGTGCGACGTGATTATGCAGCCGCGACAATTCTCATTTGTTCGAAAAGGATGGGTGCCCGTTCCTAAAGATAAAAAGGCATGGAAATTTTCTAAAAACCTAGCGCAAGAAATTATAGAAAACCCCAGTGTCTTGCCCCTAACGTCCGTAGATCACTACCACACAACAAAGGTGCGACCGGTCTGGAGAAAAAAACTGTATAGAGTGGGCCGAGTAGGTAAGCACATCTTCTACAGTTATAACCGACCGGAAACCGTAACAGTTAGCTTGCGGCCTAAGATACGAAAACAATAAAAAAAACATTTAAGGTGCGACACTATGTCGCGGATAAAGGTATATAACTTTATATAAAATTATGTTAGTATAAGTTATCGAAGGGGATGAGCCTCTTCGATCAATGTTTCACGTGAAACATTGGGGGCGGGCAAGCCCTACGCTATTTGACATTGAATCAACCAGCCAGTGCTAGGGTACTGGAAAGGTGGTTCTACATACTATGGAGTAAAACATGACACGTTTGAAAATAAAACCTGTGAACAATACCCTCTCTGATCGGAACAGGTACTGCGGCCCAGCCGTTATAAGTTCCCTTACCGGAATGACTACTGGTGAAGCCGCAAGACTTATAAGATCGGTTACGGGGCAAAGAAAAGTCACAGGAGTTCATACGCACCACCTCATACGGGCCTTAGACTTTTGTGGAATATCCTTTTTTCCCGAAAGGTGTTTGAGATTTCTTCCACAAAATAAACCTACTTTAGCAAAGTGGTTGAAAAACTCTAAAGAGAGTCGATCAACAGGTCGTGTGTTTCTGGTTGTTGCTGGTCATCATTTCCAGTTGGTCGAAGGCAGACGTTACGTTTGTGGGAGAACACTGGACATCGTTAGCATCAAAGACAAAAGCGTTAAACGCAGATGTCGCGTTGAAGAAGTCTACGAGTTGAAAGCAGAAGGTAAGATCATAATTCCAGATCGTGCTAAAAAGCCAAAACGAAAGTATGATCAACATCGGCCCTTTGTTCAAAAGATGAAACAGAAATATGGTTTCATGGCTGAATGGAAGCAAGAGGGTGGATACGGTGACTACTGGGTAGAGATGCCGTCACACGCGGAAGACCTAGCCTACGACATGGAACATGAGCTTAGTGATGAACATACTTGCTACGACATGGCAGACGTTGCAGGAAGAATGGAACGTATGGCAGAGTTCATGGAAGAATACTGTGTAGAATAAACAATAGCCCGCGGTTCTCGGATCGCGGGCTTTTTTATGTGGATCGCGGCTCACGGCACAATTAAACACGGTTCTATGTATATAGAGAGGCAAATAGAAAAAAAATATTTTTTGTTAAAATAGGTGTGTCCGGTGTAACCGTGTGTCTTTTGGCAAAAATCCGTTTATATATATAGGGTTAGCAAGACACATATTTAAAAATAAAAATGTGCCAGTTATGCAAATAAGTGCCGGTTGGCCTTAATGTCCAAAATAGCATAAAGGGCCTCAGAAAGTTTTTTTATAAAAAATATATTTCCCTCTCTATATATACAAAAGGGAAGTTTTAGGGCAATGTATCTGGAAATAACTGGAGAACACTATGGCTAGGAAAAAAGCTGCACCTAAGACAACTACACCTGTTGTTAGAAAGAAACCCGGAAGGCCAAGAGCTACAAGGGAACAACCGTTAACACGACGACAAGAACTGTTTGTCAAAGAACTGGTTTCTAAAGATGGACAGATAACTATGAGGGAAGCCGCTATTGAAGCAGGCTACCCAGCGGGCTCGGCACACACTAGAGCTTATGAACTAACCAACCCTAACATTAGTCCGCACGTTGTTAATGCGATACAATCATATCGTGCCGAACTGGATGAAAAGTATGGAGTACATTACCAGCGTCATATCAAAGATCTTCAATTGATCCGAGATATGGCACTAACTAACGGCGCATACTCTGCCGCCGTCCAAGCCGAGTATCGCCGGGGGCAAGCACAAGGCGATATTTATGTAAGCAAAAGCGAGATAAGACACGGGAGCATCGACTCCATGAGTAAAGAAGAAGTCTTAAACGCCCTAAAGGAAATTAAACAAAGCTATGCCCCGATCACTATCGACATTACTCCCGAAGGACAGGACAATCCCCAAAACCGCGACAAAGCGAGAAGCCGACTTGTGGCGGATGATGAAATCGGGGATGGCGAAAAGCAACCGGAAGATCAAATCCACTAGACTTGAAACATGGGCGATGCCGGGAGTACCCGACGTTCTCTTATGTGACGAAAAAGGTTTGTTCCATTTTATTGAACTAAAAGCTACTGGTGGCAACGCGGTTGAACTGCGACCTCATCAAGTGTCTTGGTTAACTAATCACTCTCACGGTAGTGCGTGGGTTTTGGTTCGCAAAGTTAAGACAAAGACTTTGCCACAACGTGTGTATTTATACCCTGCAAGTGACGCTATGGACTTAAAGTTTGAGGGTCTGGCGGTTGATCCAATTTACTTCGAAGAGGGTGAACCTGATTGGGAAAAAATACTGGGGTTGATTTGTCCTAGATAATCGCATAAGATCGCATAGTCTTAACTTAGCTATGGAGAATATTATGGACAGGAAAGAATTTTTTGAGTGGTTGGAGACTTGCCCAACCCATAAGTGGAATATTGCAGCGGACGAAGTTGACCACGTTGTAATTACTTTTCCTACTGAAGAAGAGGAGGAAGAGTAATGGGACTTGATATGTATTTAACGGGGGATAAGTTTACCCCAACCCACGACGGTAAGCATCAACGGCAAAAAACTGATGGTTACGAGGTCACAAGCTTGCGACTCGACCTTGGTCAATGGCGTAAACATTGGGCCCTGCATAACTTTATTGACCAGCATTACTCAGACGGTAGTGGCAATAACGAATTTCCGCTTGATCCAAACCAACTATTGGAAATTGCGGAAGCCGTTGAACAAGGGCGATTGCCCGACGCAAACTATAGTACAGAAATTGACGATCATTATACCGAGGCCGACATTGTTGCTAATACTGCAAAAATCTTTCGGGATGCTGCGGCTTGGTTACAACGCGACGATGGTTTCTGGCGCGATGTAACATATTCGGGGAGTTGGTAATGGCTCTTAAAACTTATGAGATAGTTGTCGAGGGCGTTGTTTCTGCGACTCATATAGTTGAGGCGGCCAATCCCGTGGAAGCCAGTGAAATTGCTCGGCGTAACTTTTCTAAAGATACCGGTGCAAATTATCACGGCGTTGCAGTGGCAGATATTTTTAAAATTCCGGAAGTAGTAGAACTTAACTTTAAAAAAATGAGGGAAAAACATGACAAAGGATGAACTAGAGAAAATTCTCGACGAGGTATTTGCAAAAGTATTTAGGGGAGATTGGTAATGTTTTTAATGGAATGGATTTATAAACTTTTATATGGCGAAGACTTGCCAACCGAAGCCCCAAAAAGGCGACGTAAAAAATAAATAAATTAACCCGGTTGACGCCGGGTTTTTTTATGCCCTATATTGTTCTATATTATCTTATATCAAAACAATGGGGGCAACCAATGTTAAAGACTGTAGAAATTAGCCGGGCGCAAAAGACAAAAGGCGTTGCGGTAACTTATAGAGCGGGCGAAAATAATAACTTCGGAACATGTCCGGCAACTTGTGAATTAAACCCGTCCGGTTGTGGCGCGTCAAAAGTCGATCAAGATTACCTTGATGCCGTTAGCGATGCCGTACCACATAAAGGCGTTGCATTTACTTACTCGCATTTTTCGCCATTGTATTGGGCTAAGAAATTAAAGCCGGGTAAAACTGTTATAAACTATTCCGCCAAAACTGTAGAATTAGCGGCGCGTTACGTTAAGCAAAACATTCCGACGGTTTGTGCGGTTCCCTTAGATTTCTGGGAGGGTAAAAAATCCCGGGCGGTTGACGGTGTAAACGTTGTGAGATGCCCGGCGGAATATCGTGACAATTTTGGATGCAACCAATGCGGCGCGGGTGATCCATTATGCGCTCAACTTAAACGACGCTATGCCGTTGGATTTACGGCGCACGGTGTACACAAAAAGAAAGCCGCCAATCCAGACGAGGCGGGCGGTTGCTATGCTACCGGCGGCAATGTCTTAATCCATTGGACACATACGGCGGATCAAAACCAAGAGGAAACCGACGGGGATAAGTTGCGCCGGTTTGCTAAAAGCTTGGCACCGCGTACTATATTGCGGCACCACATTGCCGGGGATATTGGGGCAAGTTAACTTTTGAAAAAATAAAGCTTGCATGGTATCTAACTTTATGCGAGTTTATAGGGGCGGGGTATTCCTGCCCCGTTTTTTTTTATTTAACATGGAGTTAAAAACATGACTTACCAAACTGACGCATTATCGCATGGCATTGGAAACAGTGCAGTATCTTCACAGTGGTACAACCGCCCAGACGATCAAAAGTTTTTATCGTTAGATAGTATGCTAAATTTTAAGAAAGTTGACGCAAGCCGGATGACTTCCCGAACCGTTGATACTCACAAGGTTAAAATCATAGGCGATTATGACGAGGCAAACCCCAGCCGGGGAAATATATTCGTTGAATATACTGACGATAATAACCAAGAGCATAACAACCTTCCGACTAATTGGAGTTTTGGCCAGTTGTCACAACTTGCCGGTGCCCCTGCCGGATACCTTAGAGACTTGCCCGCACCGATAGCGGCGGACTGTATTCAATGGGGTTTGAAATATAACCGGGGTAAAGAGTTAATTAAGGTATATGGCAACCAAGCCCAAGGCGGAGAATTGCGAGCCGCAACCGGCCCGGATTATGGCCGGATTTTTGATTGGGAAATATTAGAACCAATCAAAAACTTGGTTGAGGATAGCGGCGGACGTTGGAAGGTGCCCGGCATGATGACCGGAAGCCGTGACGGCATGGCGGTTTATGATCCGGAGATACCGGTAACCAATGAAACCACAACTTTATTTGCGTCGGATCGGGACGTTTTTGTTTTCCTTGTGGATGACCGCAACCCCATTGAAGTTGGCAAGCTTGCCAATGGCGAGCCTGACTTAATGTTTCGCGGGTTCTATGCATGGAACAGTGAAACCGGTAGCAAAACCGCCGGTATTGCCGCAATGTATTTGCGCGGCGTTTGCATGAATAGAAACTTATGGGGCGTTGAAAATTTCCATGAGATTAAAATTCGGCATACTAAATTTGCGCCGGATCGTTTCGCAATGGAAG